GAATCCATAACAGCATAAGATGATGATGTTAGACTATTTCTATGGCTAAGTACATCTGTTAATTCCGATCCCGTATTATCAATTACATTCACGCGCAATGGGGATAAAAATACTAATGCGTCTTTTCGTGTTTCTGCTAGTGATGTCAACGCTATCTGCGTTGCAAGTGTTGCATCTCCAGATATTAACAGTGAAACATCTACTGAATCTGGATTAGCAAATAGATCATATGCTGTTTGAATATTGCCCGCAGTTGGATTACCATCAGCACCTGCACCTAAATCAGTATAATAATTGATATTGGCAGTTGATTCAGTGTAAGTCTGATTTGTCGCTGTGTTACCCCAACTTGTTCCAGATAAGCTTGGATGATTGATCCACCACAAATATTTAGAACGATTGTTGACAACATCTTTATAGTAATTAGATGATCCATCGTTTGTTTTAGCATCCCTTGCTTTAGACATGAATGCAAATTTTTCAAGAATTGTATTTTTAGCACCGGAGAATAAACCATCTGCGTCATATACTACCATGTGCAATTCATCATCAGCACCGTTCAGATTGTTAGTATATGTTGATGTAGCAGGTGCATCCGTGAAACTAGAATAATATTTCCATCTGCGGTTAATTGCTGCACCGGAAGAAATTGTCTTGTTAAATGCTGTTGATACATTAATACGTGTATTGGATATACTAGAAACTTCAACATAAGCTGTTTGATTATTTCCTGTACCAATTGAAATCAGATCACCAACAACGATATAACTACGCAAATCCGCGCTGGTCAATACTGTTGTATTTGATGTAGTGATGCTGGAAGATGTTTGGGCAATAGAAGTTACATTCTGAGAAAATGCATTAGAACTTGGACATAGTGAAATTGCTAAACTATTTCCTAAACCACCAGCATATTTAGCTGCGAATGGTCCAGAAACAGCATCAGTACCATCTGAGTGATTTTCTAAATAGTCTAATTCATTTTCTATTAATAGCCCAGAACCATCAACAGTTGCATTTAATGAATCCGTTCCTAATGCTCGAACTACTCGTAAATCATTGGAATATGCTAAAAAATTTGCTGCCGAAAACCAATGTGTGAAATTATTGGAATCCGGTTTACCAAAAGTATTCAGTAGATTAGTTTCATTTGATATAGATACGATTTGATTTCCTGGACCCCAATTGAATATTCCAGCAAATGCGCCTGTCGAAGTTGCGCCTGATTGAATAGATGCTGTTAAATCAACTTCTGTTACATTTACACCTGGCGATAAAAAATTTGCCATGTTTAACCCCTATGATGTTGAATTCTTTTCTTGTAGATTGATTATTTATGTTTTTTATTATTTGTATATGTTTGAATTAAAAACACCATAATCAAACCATACATCTTTTGTATCATGATAGATTCCAGAATCTATTCCATCGTCTCGTAGTATAGGCAAAAAATCATCTTCAATTTTCTGGATTCGTTCTTGATATAATGCTTGACGCAAATTCATATCAGTAACTTCTTTAAAAAACATGGAAGTTGTTAACCAACCAAATAATACTAACGTCATTACTAAATCATCATTATATCCTTCATCTGCTGCATATGAATCTTTTACTTGTATGAAGGTTGATAATTCTGATATAATATCGGCATCAGGAATTAGCAGTTTTTTCTCTTCTATAAGCGCCTTAAAATTTGAACAACCGATACGTTTCACTTTTTTATCCGTGGAAACACCTAACGCGGTTGATGCACCAGCAAAACCATTCGATATTCTCTGCTGCGTATTATCTTTAGTGACAAATAAAATATTTTCATATTCATAATCAGAATATAGAATATGTGCAACTTGATCTGAGAAATTAATTTCTAGTAGCACAAATGCATTGTTATATTGTCTAGCAACTTTATATATTATTGATGGATATAATAACGGTGATATAGTATTATCTCGATATTTTGCAACAATTCGATAAGGCATTTGAGTAATATCAATTACTGTAAACGCGGAATAATCTCCACCAACACCCTTAGATGTATCTGCAACTAGAATATATCCATGTTCATATTCCAATACTTTGTGATCCGAATCTAATGTTCTATGAATAGGATATTCATAGATATCTAATCCCGAATCTGATAATAATGGAGTCGAATATGATAATTGACCTATTGTTTCTGCATTAATTAATGTGTATGAAGAACCATTAAATAGGCAATTATGAGAAATTATATTTTTTGATAGATATTTACTGCCATTTGCAACATTTATTGGATCATATACATTTTGAATTTTATCCAATTTAACTGATACAACTATTTCATTTCCTAATTTAGATTTAACTTTTAATGATTTGGCTGTAATTTCAATATTATCGTGAATAAATCTATGATCTGGCGTGCATATTACTTCTTTCCCAGATTGAAATTTAATTTTTAGTGTTTGTTTTTTTGATTTTCTTATGCCATCGAAATTTTGCCAATCAGTTGGCGTTAGAATTTCATAATTTGAGTTGAATGCTATTTCTGACATAACAATCTTTTCGCAGTTGTATCTTTTGTGATTATTATATATAATCCATTTGCAGTTAAATTAAATTGATTACAAAATGTTTTCGCAAATGCTCTATCATAAGTTAAAATGTGCCCATTTCGTAATATCTGCCCATACTGTAATATTGGCATTGAATTATATAATCTAAGAATTTCGTTATATAATTTCTTTTTTTCTTCTATTTGTTTTTTTGATAATGGAAGTTTATTTTTTCTAAGTTCAGACATTTTCTTTTTATGTGATGGTTTTGAAAATGCCCTTAGTGACGAAATTCTACTATTCTCTATTTGTTCTGGAGTTTTTTTCCAACGTTTACCATAAACTGGATTATTTTCTCTCTTTGCCGACATTCCGAACCAGCCAAAATCTTTCGCAATGCTCATATTCATATACATTTCGGATTTGACAACATTTAATTTTTGCTGTAGTATTCTTTCTCGATACATTGCTTTTTTTCTTGAATAATATTTACTAATTATTATTGTTTTAAATAAATGTGGATTTTCAGTCAATTCTTTTTGAAAAATTAACTTATATTTTTTAGATTTAACTGAACCATGATAATGTTTATTTAACACAGTATCGATTAATGTTGATCCAATATAAAACATTGGTAATTTATTTCCTGTGTATACTGTTAAATACACACAATACTTTGGTGCATAAATAGGCATGCTGGATACTCCTTGTCAATTTATCGTATCTAGGGGCGACAGAAACTATGAATTTCGTGGTCGTCAATTATTTATGCTTAGTAGATCATGTAGTTTTTCTAATGTGATAATTTCTATTTTATTTGTATTTTTATTTCTAATAGTTACTGTTTCATTTCCACCTAGACATTCTACCTCCTGTGCAAATCCAACATCGCCTAATGTTTTTCGTTGTTCCTCTGCCCATTTTTTATTTTTTCCAGGAACTTCCGAATAGTGAATTTCATATGTTATGAATCCGTTCCTACCTTCTTTGGCATCGTTCCATAATTTCCAAAAATGATTATATCCTCTAGGTGTAGATGATATTAAAATTTTCGTTGTTGTACCAGAAGAAACTACCGGAAATACTGAAGTTAAAAACGCATCTGCGATATTATTTGGTATAATTGCGGCTTCATCTATATATAAAATCGAAATTGTTTTTCCTCGAATTCCCGATGATGTCGTTGCTGCTGTTATCACCTTGGAACCATTCTCTAACTCAATACTACCTTTATTCCAAGTTTTTACGCCTTGCTGCAACCATAACGGAAGATTCTCATACATTATCTGATAGCGAGATAATGTTTCCATAGCAGCATCTTCTTTATTGGCCAGAACCGCAACTGTTTTATTATCACTAAACAGTGTATGCCATAAAAAATATGCTGCCGCCGTTGTTGTTTTTGATGTTTGGCGAGGAAATTTTACTATTATCTTTCTATTATTGTGAAGAATATCCAGATAAGTTTTCTGAAATTTCCATAATTTGAAGGGCTGTAAACCGGAATCAACTGTTACAATATAGCAATAATTATCGATAAAATATTTATAATCTTCGGAGCATTTTTTAATCTCTAAAATTTGTTCCTCAGTATAATCAATTGCTACTCCAATACGTTTTAGATTAGGATTTCCAAAATAATTTTCGGATGCCATCTTATGTTAAAATGCTACGCAACATCCATTCATGTTTTTTATGAGCATCAATTCTACCCGCGATATAATCTGCCAATCCTTGAAGTTTTAATTCAGTTGCCAATTCAAATGTAATATTCAAAGTATTCAATATGGTCTTATTATCAGCGAATAGTCGTTGAACCATTTCTGGAATTGCTGGAATACTCAATTCACATTTAATTTCAGTTAATTCAAGAAATCTAGTCATAGATCCAGGTGCAAAGGTATCCAATGTTCTAAGATGTTCTGCGATATCATCTATTGAACCATTCAGTTCAGTATAGAAATTACCGAAAAAATCGTGATACATTGGAAAATTTGGACCAGTACAATTCCAGTGATAATTTAATGACTTAACATATAACGCAAATGTATCAGCTAATACTTTCTTCATTAATTCTTGAATAGTTTTTGTGTCTTCCATCATTTCTCTTTCCTTATAACTCGTAATAATTCTGCGGTCGATCCTGTGAAAATCACAGCATTGCTTCCATTTGCATCATCATGAGATAATTTTTGTGATCCTACTCCAAGTAAATCTTTTTTTCGTTTTTGGATTTCCATCAAATCCTTATTTAATATTGAAAGACTTCTCAATAATTTAGTTGCAGAATCAAATGCAAATGCGTTTTCAGATTCTTTAGCAACATTGGATATATCATCAAAAAGTTTGTTGCCTTTTAAAATCAATTCACGAATATTCTCTCTCGCAAAATCGGCATCATTTTTGCCTGTAATGTCTATAGTATTTAGATCATTATCTACTGTAGATGGTGGCAAATCTAATAAATCATCTAAATTTTCATTTATACTAGCCATCGAAATACTCAGTTATAGTTTCGGTATAAGTATAAGAATCATTTGCATTAGCTGTTATAGGATTAGGAACCGTCCAGATATTAACCAATACATTTTCAGTATTCATAGTTTCTTCTGCAAAAATATCAACATTAGATGAACGAATAATTTTTCCAGATTTGACAGGCGGTATCATAAAAGCTTTGGCAGTAAAATCTAAATCCCATACTATAAATCTTGTTTCTGCCTTATCGCCCTCATATTCAATAGGAGGATTTACAGAATTTAATATAAATGGAATATCAAATTTTTGATCCATTCCACCATATTCAATAGTAACTGTGAAGTCTGGTGTAAAGAATGGCAATATTTGTTCTAGTATTTGTGTTCCATCTTCGATATTTCGTACATATATAGCCAGTGAAAATTCTAAATTATATGGAATAGGTGCATATTGAGTTCTTGCGCCTGTGCTGGAATCAATAGCGAAATTTAATAAGGTTGATTGAAGTTTTCTACTAGAATCATAAGATATTCCTTCCAATCCAAAAGATATTCTAGGTAGAACTGTTGCAATCGATTTAGTTAAAGTTGGATCACTTGTTATACGAGTGATATATTTTTCTTTAGCACCAAAACTAATAGGCACTTTGAATCGTTCTTTTGGATTATCATTGGCATCAAATCTAATGATATCGATATCATTAAATAATGATCCAAATGTCGCAACTAATTTGCGAATTATTCCAAATCTGAAATGTGCATTTCCTAACATTTATGATCCAAATGGATTAGTCTCTGAGAAGTCTAAGATAGTATCAACTTCGTCGGATAATCTTTGATTATCTTGAATATCTTCAGATATTGTGGACATAGGTATAGTATCCGAACTATCTACGATATTAGCGGTTGAATTTGATGTCACACCTCTTATAATACCATTAGCTGAAGTAAATATTCCCTGTGTTCTATATACATCCATAGAAATAGATGAAATATAATCAAATACATAAGCTTGTGCTGAAGCATTTGCTAGACTATTGCCCTGATATACAATCTCATCATTGACAAATTTGCTGCTAGTGTTCGCTATAGTCAATTTCACTTTTGGCCAATAATTTCTTGCTGCATTATTTATTTCTTGAATATTGGTGTTTATCACTTCATTGGAATATACATATTGTTTCAATTGGAGCGCATATAGAAATACATTACCACCTCTACCTCTACCTAAAGTGTAGAACATTGCCTGATCATTCTGATTTTCAACTGCTATAACCTCAAAGAAGCTAGTAAATAATGGTATATAAAGTAGATCACCTTCATTGGGACGAATTTGATTAGGAACTACACTCTTAAATCGTCTCCTAGAAACAATCATTCTAATTTCTTCTCGAATTTCCAATCCAAATTTAGATATGAAATCACCTTCACCTTCCATTCCAGTGAAATTCTCAATATACATTTCAATTGGATATGCTTTTGTATATGTTTTTAGTACATCTTCTCCATATAGCATATCGAAAGTGTCCCTAGTTTCTCTGGGTAAATAATATAAATCCATTCCATGCATTTGAATAGATTCTATCAAACAATCTTCGACAAGAAGTTGTTCAGAAGTGACGAAATCACCCGGAAATTGATTAAAGAAATTATTTAACATTTAATTTCAACCAATGAAAATTTCATTTGGTAGTACATTATATATTTGCATTTCTTGTTCAATTTTATCAATTTCTTGTTGCGCTTCTTGTAATATTCTAACACCATCTAAAGTTACACCTCCAGGCATTTGAACTCCTGAATATTTAGATAAGTTAGAACCCCATTGATATTTTATTAGTGCAGTTGCATATTGTTTAAGCAATCGATCATCCCAAACATCCGATACACCTGCAACTACCATAGTAGCATTGCTTATATTCGCACTTAGATTATTGGCAATAACAATTTCAGTAGGTGAATTAATTTTTCTGACTTGAACAATCTGAGAATCCGATAATGTTAACATATCATTTTCCAGAATTTCTTGATCGAATGTTGTAGAATAACCTGTTAGAACATTCGATGATGTATTGCCTGTTACTGTACCAGCTAATGTCACACTATCTGGCACCATAGATCGATAACATTCTACTATCACATATTTGCCTACTTGGGCATCTCTTTCCCAGTCAATATCTAAAAATAGTTTATTGTGTTTTCTATTAAATCTAAATTGGGGTGTACCCGAGAACAATAAATTAAGCGTTCTAAGATGTTGCATTGTGATTTCATAAGATACATATGATACCGAAGTAAAATCATATAAATCGTGCAATCTTAATTGATAACGCAAATCAAACATATTAACAGATGCATTTGAATCATCCCATGGTAGAACTTTAGTTACGAATACGATAGGATCGGGACAATAAATCCAGCGTCTATCAATATCTGTTTGGGTAAATTGGTGCTTCATGTAAATCTTCTCAGTACCATCAAAATGATAATCAATGAAAAAATTTAGGGCATCTGTTACGCGATCTTCTATTTGTTCATTTGAGACGTTGATTTGTATAACTGGCCAACCTAATCGTCTCAGGCAATATTTTTTGAATTCCGCGCGTGTTGTTATTTTGGCCATTTTAATTATAGTTTAGATATTGTAGAATGTTTTTGCTTCTTGTTCGGAATCAAACCAATTCCATCCATGAATTGGATAAATGTAATCATTTCTCGACTCTCTATTTAGCTGATAGTCAAATGATTCAACAAAATATTGAGCATATAATAAATCATCATTTTCCAATTTATAGAATCCGCTAGTATCTAATATATCTGCCATATGATTATCCTGTAATTGTCCATTGTTTTAGTAAAGCTGGCGCTGTTATTAATTCTCTAAAAGTATATGTTGATGTATTGGATATTGGCATAACTCTCGATAATGTGATGCTAGTATTTGTGACAACTGAGTCCACAACCGCTTTATATCTTGCTTGTCCCGATCCATCTGTAGTTAACGTAACAGCACTACCACCAACTGTTTCTGATACTTGAAAATCATTTGCATTAGCATTTATAACATAGTATGTTTTCCATGTAGTTAATCCAGTAGTTGATACTATTGAATTAAATGATATGATATCATTATTTTGTAGACTATGTGCAGTAGCTCCAACTAAATCACCGGCATCAGTAAAAGTGACTGCTAGATTGGCTGTTATTGGTGAACCACCACCAGTAACTTGCATACCTGTTAAAACACCCACGGTATCTGAAGTTGTGATTAGATTCGAACCAGCCGTAGATGTGCAAGTTTTTATAACAGAATTACCTACTCCATGATTTGTTGATATTGTAAGAGTTGCTCCAGCCACGGTATTTGCAGTTGCGAGATTATTAAAGAATGATTCAAGTTCGGTTCGACCCAAACTAAGTGATGCAACCGATAGTGTAGTCGCAACATTTGACAATAATATCTTTTGCACTGACGCACATGAAGTAAACGTTCCCGTAAATCCTGCCGTAGTTATTATAGATTTACAATTCATTGCGGGAATTGTTTTAATATTTCTACAAGCCGAAAACATGGATCCCATAGTGGTTACTTTATCAGTATTAAACGCTGGAATAGATTCTAATGCTGAACAACTACTGAACGTAGATGAAAAAGAAGATACATTGGCAGTATTAAGCGCGGGAATAGAAGTTAATGCTGAACAACTTGCAAATATAGATGCAAAAGAAGTTACATTGGCAGTATTAAATAAAGGTACTGATAGCAATGCTGAACAACCACTGAACATAGATGCCGCCGTCGTCAATTTGACAGTATTAAATAAAGGCACTGTTTTCAATGATGAACAATTTGTAAACATTGAACCCATAGAAGTTACATTGGCAGTATTAAATAAAGGTACTGATAGCAATGATGAACAACCACTGAACATAGATGCCATAGAATCCACATTGACAGTATTAAATAAAGGTACTGATTTCAGTACAACACAATTTGTAAACATTGAATTCATAGCAGTCACAGCAGCAGTATTAAATAAAGGTACTGATTCCAATGCTGAACAACCACTGAACATAGTACCCATATCAGTGACTTTTGTAGTATTAAATAATGGCACTGTTACCAAACTATCACAACCATTAAACATTAAAGACATATCAGTGACTTTTGTAGTATTAAATAAAGGCACTGTTTTCAATGCTCTACAATTGGAAAACATTGATGTCATATCTAAAACATTTGCGGTATTGAATAATGGCACTGTTTTCAATGAGTAGCAACCACTGAACATTTGTGACATATCAGTAACAGTTGTTGTATTAAATAATGGAAAAGATTGTAGGCGAGTACACCCCGTAAACATGGCATTGGTTGAAGTAACGGTTCCAGTTGATACGAAATATACATCTTGCAACGCTGCTAAATATTGGCACTTGGAGGCAAATGTTGTTAATGCACTACTAATGACTCTAACTCTTTCTAAACTATTAAAATATACTGTTGGAGATGCTGATCCTATAGTTAATGTTGTCATTAACGGTGCGGATATTAATAGATCAAGAAATCCAGTAGAATATGCTGGTAAGTTTGTTTTGCTATGTTTTACATTAAAATTAACAGATGTTAGATTCGCGCCAGCTTGTGGTGTAATTGTAATTAATGCTTGTTTATAATTTAATAATGTCGCTGATCCATCCGTAGTTAGCGTAACTGCACTACCACCAACTGTTTCTGATACTTGAAAATCATTTGCATTAGCATTTATAACATAATATGTTTTCCATGTAGTTAATCCAGTTGTACTAACTATATTATAAAAATTTACTTCCATTCCATTGGAATACCCATGATTTGTTCTTGATATCAAATCACCAGCATCCGTTAATGTTACTGGAGCATTTGTGTTATCCAAAGCGGTGTCAATATAAGAGTATTCATGATATGCAACTGTGGCAGCATTAACATTTTCACTGGTACCATCACCCCAATTTACATTATAATTACCGGATATTATACCCAATGCAACAAAATTGGAATTAGCATCAAATACTTGATGTACTGCTACAATTTTCTCTTCGGTGTTTGCGACTGCGGGTAGACTAATCCAAGAAGGATTTCTAGTCCAGTATGAAATAATGTCACTATATTCATTATAGGAATGATTCTTATCGTAATTATCAACATTAGATTGTTGAACTGATTTAATACTCATATTAAGTTATTTCTGATCCGAATAGTGTAAAAGATAAACAATTGTTTCCAGCATATACTGTTACAACATCAGTATTACCTAATGTCGCACCTATTGTCAGCATAACTGAATCATATTGATTGACATAATTATCATATATGATATAATGCTTATCATCTAAAGTTGCACCGGCAGGACGCACAGCTACTCTATAGTTTGTGGAATTTGATCTATTACAAACTGCTAGTGTTGATATAACAGCTTGTGTTGCCGCAGGTACCGTATATAATGTAGTATTAGTTTGAAGTTCTGGATTGCTTTGTCCTAGCACCTTATATGCATTTGCCATATTATTATCCGCCCATTAATAGAAAATGTTGTTCGAATCCTGTTGAACCACCTTGAACACCTGTTGCTGCTGTAGTTTGAAATGTTCCATCCGGCCATACTACGGAATTTGCTAATAGAAGATTATTATTAGCCTTGGATATATTGATGACTTGTGGATGATCACTTAATTGTCTATTTTTTGTTGGCATATGAAATATCCTTTTATATATTTATTAACATATAATAGCAAATGATCTTGCTGTTCCTGCAGCATCATAGAAGATGTATACTAATCCACCTCCACCAGTGCCGCCCGGTCTGCCTCCTGCACCACCGCCCCCACAACGGCCACCCGCACCACCTGCAACAACAGTGCCTGACATATTACCGGCACCGCCACCACCGCCACCGGAACCAACAGAATTTGAATTATTTAACGTAGTCCCTAAATCAGTTCCAGTGCCACCGATGCCGCCGTTTCTCGCATTATCACCACCCCCGCCACCGCCACCATTTGATCCTGGTCCACCATCAGCATTACTACCACCAGTTCCAGAACCGGTGCCCCCTGGTCCTTGCCCACCCGCGCCACCTGCGGTGGTACCATTTGATCCAGTTGTAGACGATGCTCCGCCAGCGCCACCGCCACCACCGCCACCATCATCACCGGTTGCAGTAGTGTCACCATTACCCGCAGTTCTACCTACACCTGCGATTCCCGCTGCACCACCACCACCGCCGCCCGTGAATGTTGATCCTGTTGCGCCGACACCACCATTGCCACCAGCGAATGTTTGATTGCCTATAGATTGCGCTGTTGAACCACCGGCGCCAGCATTCAATCCAATTGCCGTTAAGCCGCCGTTAGCTGAAACACCATTAGCAGTTGTTGTTGGTTGCGAATTTGCTGTCCAATTAATCCAAGTATTTGCGCCATTGAGATTCGCTGCGGTATTAGCAGGAATACTAAAATAAACTGTTTGTCCGGGTGTTAATGTTATATTATTACTTCTAGCATATGCCGCGCCACCACCTCCACCTGCACCATACGTGGACGCTCCCGTATTGCCGCCAGCACCGGAACCTATACATATAATATAATTATTAGTGTTACTCCAATCACTTGGTACCACCCATGATGTATTACCTGTTAAAAAAGAATATGCTTTTGCTGCCATTATGAAACTACTCTTAGAGAAACTGTTGTTTTAGTCGCATTTGTGGGAGTTCCACTAACAGAAAACTGCAACACATCATTAGCCGATACCGTAGTAAATCCAGTCCAATTTATAGCAAAGGAAGAATTTGCTAATTGTCCTACTGTAGAAGGTGAACTGCCACCGGATGCGGTAAATGTTCCAAAATTAGTTAAATTAGAACGACTAATATCAACTGTCATGTTTCCAGAAACATCATTGAATATTTTCCAATTGGATATTGTTCCCGAAAAATCAATGCTAACATTACCTTTTGAACCAGTTGTTATAACAGAACCACCACCATCTATTAGGAAATTAATAGTTCTAATAGATGCCGTATTTGCTTGTGCATACGCGCTTGCAGTATAATTCGAATTAGCATATGATGTTCCTTGAAGTCCATCTAATAGATCGGCATCTAATCCAGAACTACTACCATCGACCGTTAATAGACCAGCTAATATACTAGAATTTGCAACTGCGCCAGTATCACCAGATACCGAAGTAACAGGAAAAGCAATTGCGGTATTAACTATTGAATTAACTCGACCATTTGCAGCGAGATTTACTTGCGTAATGTGAGTTGTATTTCCATATACTGTTGCGGTAGTTGTTATATTAGTAACATCAGTATTTGCTTTATCGAAAGCTGCCTGTGTATGTAACGTATTAGCATATTCCGATCCATTTTTACCATCAAGCAAATCAGCATCTAATCCAGAACCGCTACCATCGACTGTTAATAGACCAGCTAATATACTAGAATTGGCAACTGCACCAGTATCTCCTGCAACGGTGCTAACAGGAAAAGCAATGGCGGTATTTGTTATACTATTAATTCTACCATTTGCTGCCAAATTTATTTGTGTTGTATATGTAGTATTTCCATATACTGTTGCTGTAGTTGATATATTAGTAACATCAGTATTTGCTTTATCAAATGCTGCATTAGCCTGATTTCTTGCATATTGATCTAAATCATCAGCTATCACTGTAATTGATTCACCAGCAAATCCTATCAAGTGAACGAGATCATTTGCCGATGCTGCTGTCGTTAATACGACATTGGTATTAGAAGTTGCTGTGTATTCATTTGGATCTAATACTACACCATTCAACGTTACTAGAACATACGGTGACGTATATGTTACGGCAAATGTAGTTTGCGCTGCTGTTGCTGTGTATGTTTTAACATCAACCGCAGCAATTGTGCCGCCTGCTCCGCCAGCATTCGCAGTATATTGTTTAGTGCCGTCTGGCCATTGAATCCATGATCTAGTATGTAAAGCTTGTGCGCTGGTATTACCTGTTGCCAGATTTATCGATAAATTAGATGTTGCCCCAAAGACACCTGAATTATTGAATTGTATTTCACCATTAATACCTGCGGGTGTTCCTGAACCACCAAATTCTTGAATGGTTCCTGTATGATCTTTGTAGAATATTTTGCCATCATTAGTATTGATAGCAATTTCACCATTAGCCAATGATGTTGGAACATTCGCTGCAACCTGTGAGTATTTTAATTCAATTGTTGTATTTGACATTAAAAGGTGCTACCATCATCTCTCGGTTTAATTAACTTTTTTAACTTACTCGAAGGAACATTTGATTCCAGTATTTTTACATAATCTTTCAGTTCTGCGATCTCATTGAGATGGTCAGTGCATTCTATCGCATGTTTATCTTTAAACTGATTAAATTCACGTTCACATTTTGAATATTTTTGCATATAATCATTTAATGCTATTTGTATGCGATCTTTTTCTTTAAGTATATAATCAGTATCGATAATACGTTGTTTTAATTCATTAGTTCCAGCTAATTCTATTTGTTTTTCGTTGATTATGTTTTCTAATTCTTGAATCTTAGTTGTAGACTCATTTAATTTCGATGATAATTCATCTTTTTCTTGAATGAGTTTTTCCAACACTCTAATCTGCGTTTGGAACTGAAAATTTTGCTTAATTACTGCATCGAAATTTTCAACTAAAACTTGTGTGTATGTATTTTGATATTCTATATCCATATGTTAAAATGTACCACCTTGTAAATGTGCAAATGTCGGAATTCCTGATGTATTTATCTGTAGTACATGACCTTCTGTCGAAGATGCTACAGATGATAATGCCGCTGTTGAAGTTAGTCCAGCAATTACAACACCATTAGCAGTGAATGATCCAACACCAGTACCACCTCTTGTGACAGTAAGTGTTCCAGAGCCAATTTGTGTTGCACTAATATTGATTGTCGCACCTGTTGCTGCGGTCACTCTACCGAAACCGTCAACCGTAATTGACGTAATTGTATTAGAATTGGCTAATCCACCTGTTAAAGTATATGTAGAATTTGCTAATGATACTAGGGAAGTTCCATTGAAATGTACTAGATTGCCAGTTGTGAAAGATGATGCATTAGTACCACCATCTGCTATTGCTATGACGGATGATAGTCCAGATACAGTACCGCCGGTGAAATTTGCATCTAGTGTTGCTCTTGAGAATGCCGCAGCATTTACAGTATTACTAACAGCACTTGGTAATTCTGTACCACCAGTCATTAATTTGAATTTGCCCGAATCTGAGGCATCTCTAAAGAATGCTGTATATTTGGTACCAGCATTAACATACGTTCCGAATATACCAATATCTAATATATCTGCTGCATTGTTTGCTGCTAATTGAATCAGTGAATCATCTGTTTTGATATTGTCAACATCATGTGTTATCGTATTTCCGCTAACAACTAAATTACCAGTAATCGCTAAACTTCCATCAATCGTCTGATTTGTTCCGGTAGTTCTTATAACAGTGCCATCAACATCGAATCGAACATTGCTATTGGCGGAATATACTGCGGTTGTTATTCCATCACCACCAACAAATGTAATAGTATCTGTTGCAAGTGCGACAGAATCAGCGCCAGTATCACCAGCAATTTGAACGGTAGATGAACCCGCAGTTAATCCAACATTAGCTGCCGCGGTTATTCGACCTTTTGAATCTACTTGATAAACTGGAATAGTTGTACTGTCACCATACCACCCCGCAGCTACACCGGAATTACCTAATGTTAATGGAATATTAGCATTAGCTGATCCATCAACTGATACAATACCATTTGCATCACCCGATACTCCTATATTTCTAGCAGTTTGCCATTTAGTGGCAGTATTGGCATTTCCGAATAAATCAGCTTTTACTGCAGTTGCGCTAAACATACCAACAGTATCTCGTTTAACTATAGCTGACGCTGTATTAGCATCCGTGGCGGCATCCACTAATGTCGTATAATATTTTCCGCCTATTGTTAGCACATGATTTGTTGTGTTTCCAATAAAGAACTTATCAGATGTAAATGAATACGCTGCTTCACCAACATTCAATGTTGTTGGAGTCGCAGTTGCGGATGAATATTTTAATTGTATTGTAGTGTTTGCCATGTTTTTTCCCTATTTTTTAAAAAGTGCCGCCTTCTATAGATGCTATTCCAAGATTTGATAATTCGAGAGGTTTCATCTCATAACTATTAGTGTTTGAGTTATAGACTAATGTATATCCATTAGCAACATTTGCTGTGTTGACATCAGTTAAATCATTTAAAGTTACTGTGAGAGTAGGCGCAATCGATGGATCAACGATAGACATCCTAGTCTGCGTTGGTTGTCGAATAATAACCTGACCAATATTAGCCATGTGTCACACCAGGTAATACAATAGCAACACCTTCAATAACTCTAGTTATATTATTGGCAGGAGACGTAATGATTAAATCAAATTGTTGTCTACCCGCTTCTAAATTTGCAGTATTGGCCGAAGTTAAACTTAATGTTATCTCTCCAGTCGAAGCATCTGTAATGGAAACGTTAAATGATGAATACGTCTCGGAATAATATGATTGTCTTATCTGAGATTCCGCTGAATAGCCGGATAGATCAAGATAATCTCCTTGAGTATCTAATACATTCAATATAGTTGAAAAATCAGAATACTGTTCAATATAAATTTCCGTAAATGCTGCCATTTATTTCTCTCTAGGTTGGCCAAGTTAATATAGGTAACTCAGATTCAATCTCTTCATAAGTTAGTGGCATCTCTCTTATATTATTCTTTACATCTTCGAATATCTGATATATAATGTTCCATGTAGAATCTCGAACTTGTAATCCGTATGTACCTTCTACTTGAAATTTAGGATTACTAGAATTGGCATATGTGCATAAACTTAAAATATTATCGTAATATCTTGTTCTAGCAAAATCATCCAATCTTTTCTGTACTTCAATAGATATTTCTGTTATGATGATCGATATTATAGTATTCGATTCGGCTACAGATAAATTAACAATTGAATAAGATTGTTCCCACTGTTTTTTAGTAGTATTATATGTGGGATCGATTTCTACTACTTTATGTGTTAATTTATTATGTGTAGGAATACCCTTTGATACAATATTTATAATATTGTGATTTTCTAAAAAATCTGGTGTTAAAGATGCAGGAAAAGATGTTTGAGGATAATCCAGTTTAAGATTTTCTGGATTATACGGATATTCAATGATTTGATTGTTTATTATTTTAGCGTACATGATTGATTCTATGAGGTTGGTTTAATTGCCAGCATGATGCCACAAACATTGGAGGATGAACCTAACGTTGCTGATCTGGCACTAGATGCGCCATATCCTACAAGTTGATCGAAAATTGCATATGACGGATCAGTTGTATCATTTTCAGTAACTATTGTTGACATGTCTGTTGGAGCTAGAATTGTAACTGATCCTGAACTTCTAGCAAAACATGCAATTAATCTCGAATAATTTTCGGCAATATTGATAGATGCAATTGACACAGGATCAGTACCGGAAGCAAAACTTCCAATCGTATCATAGGTTGCATTTCTATATACCAAAATAGTTCCGCTTGGTTGATTGGTCGTAGTTCCTGTTGTGAATGTATAACTACTTGCTTCCGATGCTGTTGCTATTTTATACGCAACTCTTAAAGATGGTCGACTGCCGAGATCACCAATTTCTGTCCATCCAGTATCTCCAGTCCAAGTTTCACTTGTTGAAGTCACAACAAATGCTATCAATAAATCATTCTCAATAGTGCCTGTTGGCTTATTGATTGTTAATTGTGTTATCCCAGATGATGTGTTTTGATTACTAGCACTATTTACAAATGTTATTTCAGGTGGGGTATAAGATGCGGGTACTATAAAAAATAATATGCCGTATGTACCAGTATCAACGGGAGTTGTAGATGTTGTTTTAGTTCCAGTTAAACCGGCATCAACTGTTTGAGAGCAAATCTTATATGATGGTCGATTTGCATCAGAATCACTAACGACGCTAGACATTCCTGACGGAGTTCCAAGTGTTGTACTTGCATTATCATTATGAATCGATGCTAATAATATACATTTATCGGTTGGAATCTTAATCTCTGGTAGAATTGCATTTGCTGCGGGTGCCGAAAATGCTCCATGTAATCCTATTTTGGCATTTCTATATGTCAAAATAGCACCAGAACTGATTCTCGACTCATTAGTAAATGTGTAATTAGACCCTTCGGCAGCCGCAATTTTCCAGAATATCGTCGAGCAACGGTTAAGTGAAGAATCTAAGTCAGTGCCAACTAATTTTGTCCATCCTGCGGGTGCTGTAAATTGACTTGTTGTACTAAATCTTTCATTATAGCAAAATGCTAACATCAAATCGCCATCAAGTGTCCCTGTTGGCTTATTGATCACCAATGTTGTACTAGCAGATGGATTTTGAGTTTGGGAGCTTCCAACAAACTCAATGTCTTGACTAACACCGCGTCTAAGTTTTCGGCTTATACAACTCATATTGCAACATCCCCAACTCTCGCACCGTACACCCAATTATTAGCCTTCCATAATTCTATTACAGTATATCCAGATGTTGCCAGCGCAGGCGCCGCTGCGCCCACCCATTGAACATTTATAGTAGACCATGTTATTGTATTGGCCGTACCATCTGCTACCATCAATGTTATTGCTTGTCCATTTGAAAATGAATTGGCGTATGGCGTTCTATTTGCGCCTAGTGTCCAAACTTGAATAGTTCCATTAGCGGGATTTATATCCACATTTGATGCATCGGAAATGGTAAATACTGTTTCAGTAATTGCTTTAACATTACTAATATTTCTATTAGAATCTACTAATACTGTACCATTAATATTAATAATATCCGTATTTGCAATATTTGATCGTATTGTGCCGGTAGATGGCTGAAATGTTATTCTAGTATTCGATACTTTAACATTAGTTAATAAACCGCTAGAATTTGCAGTAAGTACGATATTATATTGATTTGAATCACTTGTTGTATTTGTAATAACTGCTAGATTAGCGGTATTCGCAAGTGCTAATAATGTATTGACAGTATCATATGCGCTATTAGCATGAATATATGTGGTATTAGCTTTATCGTATGCGCTATTAGCATGTCGATGGGCATCATTTGCTGTCGTATATGCGCTATTAGCATGAATATATGCGGTATTGGCTTTATCATGTGCGCTATTAGCATGAATATATGCGGTATTGGCTTTATCATGTGCGCTATTAGCATGAATATATGCGGTATTGGCTTTATCATGTGCGCTATTAGCATGTGTATATGAATTAGTTGCTGTTGCAAATGCTAAATTAGCTGTATTATTTGCAGTATTGGCTATTATTTCAACAGTATTTGCAGTATCATATGCAACTTGAACAAAGGCATTTATGGAATTATATACTGTTACAGTATTCGAATATACATTTAACGTTTCACCATATTTTATAACAACGTTAGTATGATTATTCACCACATTTGAATGGAGAGTTACTGTATTAGAGTAAACATTTACTGTATTTGAATATACATTAACGGTATCAGTATATACATTAACTGTACTGTTAGCATAATAGAATACTAGATTAATATTTGGTTCTAGTGTATTCCATTGTGTAATAGTCGCTTGTGTTGCTGTTACCCATTCCCCAAATGTATTTGCTAATTCTATCTGTTTAATGGGCATTTTCTGACCTTATAGATGCCATATCTTGAATCAGTTTTTTAATACAAGCCATATCATTTTCTAATTTCTCTAATCTCAATTTAGATTCCTCTTTATCGCTCATATCTTTTAATATTCTAGCTCTTTTCGAATTGAAATCATTCAACTCTTTAGGATTTGTGCGAATTATTGCATTGCTTTTCATATCTCTAGCAAAGTTTAAATCGTCTTTAATTGGTATTTGTCGCATTATAGAAGCTCCGATAGTGCAATTGCGCGAAAATTCTTCACTCTTGGCACTTTGTTGGAATTAGTTGACCTGAATACAAGTTTTATAGCAAAATACTTAAAGTTGGTGAAACCATCATAATTAATATAATTATCTGCAATATTATTTGATCCTGGAGCATACATATAATTCTTATACTCATTTTTATTCTCAGAATAACTATTCAATCCACCAATCAATGTCATCAGTGTCCAGCGTTTATTTGTTAAACTATCTGCATCATCTTGTGACAGGACCTTATAGTAAACATCGATCTCAGTATTTCTTGGTTTATGTGCGGAGAATAATACTCTAATATCTCCACCATCAAAACCATCTGCCAAAGTTATTTTTCTAGTTATATATTTAGCGTCACCTACTCCGCCGAATGGTTGATCTTCACCTATGATAACAGCTTCGGCTAATATTGTGGCATTTGAATCTGTAATCGTAATGGTGGGTGAACCAGTATAACCGGAACCAGTATTTGTTATATAAATATCATCAATTTGTCCAGATACAACGTTTGCTGTAGCAGTTGCGCCAGTACCACCACCCCCAGATATTGCTACTGATACCGTCATTACATTATGATCTTGACCTGGATTTGTTATGAAAATATCACTATTAGAAATTGCATTATTGTCTATGATATTTTCAATTGTGACCATATTAATTTTAGAAATATCAAGAGATGGTGCAATATCAGGATTTATTGTTTTAAGCGTAGCTTCAAGAATAAATGACTGATTATTGCTAGTAATTATTCTTGGACCAAAATCATCATAGAATTCAATATTGGTATCCGTTTCTATATTTCTAAAAATATCTTGTGTTCCATCATAATATGTTGTTCTTATTTTATAAGAAGCATTCGCATTTACATAGGCATTTTCTTCTGTTGTAATATATAATGCATTAACATTCACATTGGATGAAGGCGCTGTTGCATCATATAATTCAATACCTTGTAAACCATAATTTGATAAATCTTGTGGACGCGCTCTTAATCGCATTTTAAATACCGCAGGAATAACATCATATGTTGCTTTTGTTAATTCAAATGCAATATCTTCATTTGGAAATGGTTCCCAAACAGATGAATTCTGAATCTTGAATAGTGTGCCAACATATGGTTGCGCAGTAATCAATCTATTTGTTCCTAATATCTTATCGCCTAACCGCGCCATATATAATTCATATTCACCTGATGCCGATGTTATAGCAAGCGCATAAGATTTACCTGGATCTAAAAATATAGGTTGACTAAAAGTTGCCTCGGTGTAATATGGTGCAGAATTGGCTAATGACATATATCCTGCTGTTGCACTTGTATTAGCACTAACGCCTGGCTCATAAAATGGATTAAACTCAAATTCACCCATTTGTGATATTGTAGTATTTGATATTACAGTAATATCACTAGGATTCAAATATATGGATGCGCCTGGTAATATAGAATCGATCATACCTGATGAAAATGGAATTCCATCTGGTGTAGTCTGTCTAATTTGTATATTTACAGGAAGAGAATCATCTATTGCGGCAAATAATAATTTAACAGATGTTATAGATAATCCCTGAGGATGAATATTTTCATCCACTATAAATGTCTGCGCGAATGGTCCTGCTGAATTTGCTTTAGGGGCTGGCGGATATACTGATTCTGTATTAGCAGTTACAAATTTCAATCGATTTTTATTATATCGATTAATTGTTAGTCCCAATTCATCATCGTTTTCTACGATAGATGGTGACATCAACAAACCAGGAAATGTTCCTCTACCATCGGTATAACAATCACCAATAGTTATCATAGAACGATCTTCATCTCGAACATTTCGCGTTCTTCCACGATTATCGGTATAAGTATTATACATACCACCCGGAAGAGGATTGAATGTTCCTGATATAGTTATTGTTCTGGTTTGAACATTATATGATGCAACATTATATTTTTTACCAGCACCGTCACCTGATACTACAGTGATAGTATTATTCGTAAAGGAAACATTAGAATTGGCAAATTTACCCGTTACTTGTACAGTATTTGCGGTAACAACATTGCACATAGAAAATCCTGGATAATATGCAATGATTTTATTGTTAGCCGAACAATTCTTTTTATTCCACCATTTACCAAAGTGGCCTGATCTGATATATGTATCATCGCCTGGTATCAATACTCTTTCAGTATCTTTATTGTTGTAAAGAGCATCTTCGCCAGATTCCGTAACATAAACATGGATATTTGCGACGTTAGATGATACTCTTTCAATATAATCAATCGTGCCTCTCGCAATTACTTTACCACTACTTTCAATTCTAACTTTGAAAATTTCACCGTTTCTAAAATCATGTGTCCAATGTTTCAGCCAATGGGCACTATTAGGAATTTCATCATGTTCAATTTGAATGACATCTGGTTTAAGAACAAAATTAGATACGTTAACATCATTCAAATATGTTGTTACTAGACGATTTGGTTTTAAACCTTTCGCTCTAAAATAAATATTCTTTCTGCGGCGTCTTAAATTCACTGATTTCAACATAGTTGTCAATGAATCAAGATTAGATACTAAATCGGATGGTTTTGATGCGCCGTTTAATACTTCCGCTGTTAAAGAATTGATAAAATCATCGAAATTGGAATCATATAATCCTTCTTTCGTTAACTTCGTAATTTCTTTTTCGAGTTTTTTTGCTGTATGTGGACTATCAGCTTTTATTCGATTGTACCACCAACCCCATTCTCTTCTATAGCATTCGAATTCTTCTTTTTTTATTGAATTGAGATTACTTCTGGATCGCAAATCTCTAAAATTTTGAGAACAATATGCCCAAGAATCATTTATACCATTAGTATTATCGATTATTTCCGGCGGTTGTTCCAAATCAGGATATTCTGGATCAATCTCTTCCGCTTCTGCTGTACCGTAATTAACATCTAAACTGAATGGATTTATATTATTAGTGAAAGATACTAATGGCTGTTGAATAAAGGTATTAGCAGTAAAAGCCGGAGTGACAATTTTAGATGTTGCATTGAACGTAGTATTCAATTCACCTTCAGTATTATAATCAACCTCATAATCCTCTAGGACAAATCTAAATTGTTTGGTTCTGATCGATGGACGCACTTCGCCATTTTGAATATCAATAGCAGCATTATAATCCTCAGAAGAAACATCTGCTATTTTATATCCGGTGAAAGGATCAACTACGACACCTGTTTTGACCCGAGGTAATCCAGTAGAATCGTCTAAAAATTGTTCTTGAATTGCTTCTTTTTCTAAGAAATTTAAGGTTGAATAATATTCGATATTCTGTATTCGTTGTTCCAGTTCACCTATATCGCGCATAGTATAGCGCCGATTCTGAACAAATCTTGCTTTTATTTGTTCAGTCTCACCCGTATACGCTGGCAATATTAAAGTATAAATTGTCATTGCGTCATCTCTATCCTTTGGAGGAATAGGAGTTAGCGATGATGCACCATTAATAATATCAAATGTCTTATTCTTAGTGACTACTAATTTATCTATTCTAGGCAAATAATATGCATAGTTAAATTGTGCCGATGTTCCCGATATTCCAAGATAAATCTCATTATACTTGCCGCGTAAACCATTTAGCCCAGATTGCTTGGATAGTCTAAAATCAAAACAATCTCTTAATTTATATGATTCACCTGAATTAGGGGAAACGTATGTTGGAATATCAGCATAAGCATCATTTTCATACGAATCTACTGAAAAATAACCATAACCCTCATGTTTATAATAATCAGCAAATATTGCGACATTACCGGATGGCGCCGTTTCGCCAGCAATCAAACTGATAGACGCATGTTCGTATGAATTATCTCTCTGACCATTATCTAAACGATAACTTGCAGTAATATCGGCAGCATATGCTAAATTAGCTGTAGTAGCGGTATTTGCACCAAAATCCTTAACAGCGACTAATGTTATAATATCAGATACATATAGCGATTGAGGTTCATTAGGAGTTTTTAAAGTGGTTATATTATTGCTAGATAATAATAGTTGAACACCTGGTTGATCTACTTGATCAGTAAATAATACTGAGGCATTACCAGCAACAATTACTTCACCGCCTGTTGTAGTAACAATGGATGAATTAGCTGATTTTTTTAGTTTTCTACGTCTAATATTAGCTGGCTGAGTAGTTGGTATGTCAATTTTCATATAGACATCTGCGACGGCTGCGCCTGCACCAGGAACTGTTACCGTTATCGTAGTACCATCGGATGCAACTGTATTAGAAGGATCTAAAAAATTTATTACAGTATTATTTGCTAATCCATTTGGAGTGCCGCCGCGCAATACTACTAGAAAATTATCAACTGCATCTGAACCACTAATTGGCGAACCAGTAACTATTGATTGTATTCCAGTATCGGTTGAAAATGTTAGTACATTCGCAGAAAATGTGCCAGAATATAATTGTCTAGCATAATATTCAATACCAGAAATAGAATTTTCTTTAATAGCGAAGTGTGGCAATTTCCATATCAATGAATTGAAATTAGTCTCAGTTAAATATGCGCCTTCATAATCATCAACCAAAATTGAATATTTGCTATCATCAGAAATATTAATTTTTGTATGAATCGTCGTTCCTGTATTTGCAACAAATGATTCAGCATCTCTAAATTGAAAATCTAATGAGTATACAAACGAAGTATTCGGAGTGTTTGCCCAAGTCGAATCTCCAATACTAGCTGTTCTATTAACACCATTATAAGAATCAATAATTTTAGTATCTATTTCTCCATAATTTGTTTCTGCTATAAAGGCAAATGAATTCAATGTTAAACTGGATTGTGTATTTGCTGAAAGTGTAACTAAATTTGTTGAAGTATTAATTGAAGAAATATAGGACGCAACATTTATTCCTGGACCAAATACTCTATTACCAACTGCTATATTTTTAGAGGAAACACCACTTACATGCATAATGGTATTACTAAAAGAGTTTGCATTATATTCATTCGCAGTTGCCAATAATCGAATCTTGGCACCGCGATAACTATCATTAGCAGTTGATGCTAATTGATCCAATATGATTGTGTTAGCGGTGCCACCTGATGCCCGACCAATTTTTGATCCTATTGTTGAATCGAATACATACGCTCTAAACACACCATTTGCGATACTCGTTGTGTTTGCGCCATACTGATAATCTAATGCTCTAATACGAATAGTGCCAATATCGGTGGCCATTATCGTATCGGTGTTGGTTGTGGCGATACTTGCCGCTGGCACACAATGAACATTCAATGTTGTGAAATCTTGAAAATTTATTGGTCCACTTAAATTAGTAACATCAATATAATTTTGATAATTGAATGTTTGATTGTGATTGGTTACATTTGCAGAATCTTGCGCTCTTTTTGACACTATTGTTGTTGGTGCAATAGTTTCAAATTCATATCCTCTTACATACGCTTTGCCTGGACTAACAATTAAATTGTAACTATTAGCGAATCCATTTCCATTATTTGATACAACATCATCCGTCATTGTTACAGTAAATGGTCTAACAGTATAATTTCCAGATTCATCAAATGTTCTACGAGCCAGCGTATCTTCCAACATTGCATATTGAGGATAAACTAATCGTTGTTTTACAGTGCCATTTTCTATTCTAACTAAATCAATAAATGCTGTATCATCGGTTGACGTTAAAGATCGTTTAGCCAATGTTAATTCTATTTTATATCTAGTTGCGCCTGGTGCTTGATAATTGGATGCCTCTAATGCTGGATCCAATAAACTAGAATCTGAATTTTCATCGACAATACTCTCAATTAATTCCAATCCTATTCTATACGAAGGCGTTGTGCCATAGGCATCTAATATTATTGTTTGATCTAATACTTTCACGAAAAAATCATCATAGAAAAAAACACCTTCACCAATACTCACAATAGAACTTGCACCTGTTGCTGAAGAGGTTACAGTTGTTGCGAAATATTCACCACTTTCATCTTGAATATCAGTAGAATTACCAAATGTTCCACTAGAAAAATATTTGATAACTAATGTATTGTCTGTCGAATCCGTAGATTCCTGTACGGCTACAACTAATGCTCTAATACTACCGGTAGCAGAATCAACAATATATTTATTTAAAAAATTCTCAACATCTATTGTTGAACCATTTAAATCTGTTAAATTGACTTTTAGATAAAAAACATCCGTATTCTCGTATAGTGTCTGTCCACCTAGAACCATACTACCATTTTTGAATATATGTTTACCAAATCGACTAATCTGGTTTTGAAGTATTGATTGTAGCTGAGTTAGTTCCCTAGCTTGAACTGCGTAGCCTGGTCTAAACAATATTTTTACAAATTGTTTATCCTCATCAAAATCATCATAATATGGATTATTGACTAGGGAATCTTTAATTGACATTTTTAACCTTTAAAAATTAATTACTATTTTTATATTTTCTGATTGACCATCATATCTATCCACTTTTGATGCATTTTTAAC